GCCTCCGGGATATCAAGGTCGCCACGCTCGATAGCGCTGGCGTCAAGGGCTCTCTGGTGGACCTGCCGAACGCGCAGACTCTGGAGTTCACCGAGGAGACCGCAAGTCAGGTGCTCCGCGGCGATGACGCCGTGGCGGCTCAGCGCGTGACGATCGATGCGGTCAGCTGGACGCTCGACTCCGGCGGCATCTCTTTCGAGGCGTACACCATCATGGCCGGAGGCGCGATCAGCTCCACCGGCTCCACCCCGAACGTCAAGAAGACCTGGACCCGGCTCGGCACCGATTCGTACCCCGATTTCTTCCTGGAGGGGCAGTCGATGTCGGAGTCCGGTGGTGACCACCACCTGGTGTTCTACCGGGCCAAGGCCACCCAGATCTCGGGTACGCACCAGGACCAGGAGTTCTGGGTGTCACACGCCGAGGGCAACGCGATCCCGACTCTGACCGTGGCCGACGTCGGCAAGGTCTGGGCGATGGTGGCGAACGAAACCGCGGCAGCAATCGCCTAGCAAGACCGCACCGCTCCGTCTCTCCCGCAACATTGGGCGGAGCGGTGCCCCAAACAAACCGAACTGCAAACAGGGAGCACGAGATGCCGAGTATCGAAGAGCTGGAAGCCGAGCTGGTCCGTCTGCGCGAAGAGCGTGCGGTCCAAGCAGAGCTGGACCGCAAGCGCGGCGAGCAGCAGATCGGGAACAGCGTTCCCGCGGAGCGGGGCCAGGAACCGGCTTCAAATGGACAGAGCGACCCGTACGCTCCCACCACCTGGGGCGAGGGTGAGTACGACTTCCGGACTCCCGGAGGACAGCTCTGCCGGCTCCGGGACCTCCCGATCGAGGAGCTGGCGCAGCAGGGCATCCTGGACCGGATCACCCGGTTGCCGGGGCTGACTCAGGAGTTGATCGACAAGGCGGAGGGCGCGCCGCCCTCGTCCGCGAGCGGGCTGCCGGATGGCGAGACCGTCAAGACCCTCCGCGAGGTGGTCGACATCCTCGTGCCTCTCGTCGTGGTGGCGCCGCACATCTGGCCCCTGCCGGCAGAGGGCGAGGACCGGGTCAAGGGCCGGGTGTACGTCGACACCATCCCCTTCACCGACCGCGTGGCGATCATGAATCGCTCGGTGAAGGGACTCCAGAACCTGGATGCCTTTCGTAACCAGTTCGGCATCACTCGCTAACTGCTGGGCAATGTCGAAAGCCTTGCGCTGCAAGCCTTCTGCTGTCATCGGGCTCCGGAACGATTTCATCGCATACGCGTTCGACTCGGCGGTGGTGCGCTGGGGCACTGCTTTCGACTCAGCTGTGTCGAATGCTGTGGCGGAGGCCAAGACCCGCGAGAAGGCAGAGCAGGCGGCTCAGCGAGTTGTCCGGCGCTGGATCCCAGAATCTCGGAAGTATGCTGAGCTGAAGAGGTAGCCATGTCCTATGACCTCGGGACCGCACATGGAACCATCGAGCTGGAGTACCGCGGGCAAGGTGCGGCTGCCAAGGCCGAGCGGGACATCGACGCTGTCTCCAAGAAGAGCAAAGAAGCCGACCGGGACCTGAAGATCTTCGGCCGGACGCTCGCGACGCTCGGGAAGCTGGGGGCCACAGCGGCCCTCAGCACTCTCTTTACTCAGGCTGCCGCCGGAGCGGCGTCGCTGGCCATTCAGATACTGGGTATCGTTCCGGCGCTGACTTCGATCCTGTCGCTGTCTGCGGCTCTGCCGGGATTCTATGTCGGCCTCGCCGCGGTTCTGGGGGTGGTGAAGGCATCCCTGAATGGTGTTGGTGATGCCATAACCTCAGCATTCGACACCGATCCCAAGAAGTTCGAAGAGGCTCTGGAGAAGCTGTCCCCTAAGGCCAAGGAGTTCGCACAGGCGTTCCGGAATGATGCGGTGCCGGCTCTGAAGGCATTCCAGCAGACGCTGCAGGACACCTTCTTTGAGACCTCTGCCCTCACCTCGCAGATCCCGAAGATGCTCAGGGCGCTACAGACCCTCAGCCCTCAGCTGACCGGCCTGGCCGGTGATTTTGGCCGGGCGACCCGAAGCGTCCTCGACTTCGCGCTGGGGGCGGAGTCGATTCGGTTCGTCAATTCTGCGATCCAGGCCACTCGGGCCGGGATGTCAGAAGCTTCGCGTGCAATCCTGCCGGTTTTGAAAGGGCTACGGGACGTTGGGAGCGTTGGACTTCCGCTCCTTGCTCGGCTCGGCGAGGCAATTGGAAACGTAGGCGAGCGGTTCGGTGCCTGGCTGACCGAGATTGCCGCTGACGGGCGGTTGCAGGATTGGATCAACAAGGCCCTTGATACGCTCCGGGATCTCGGCGACATTATCGGGTATCTGGGATCGATCCTCAACTCTGTGTTCCAGGCCGCAGAGGAGACTGGCGGGGGGCTACTCAAAACGATCGCATCCGTTACCAGTCAGTTCGCCGCATTCTTGAAGAGCGCGGAAGGTGCGGGTGCGATCCGGGAGCTGTTCGCTACCCTCATCAGCCTGGCCCGGCAGCTGGCCCCGATCGTGACGACCCTTGTCGGGACGCTTGTTAGCGCTCTGGCCCCGGCTATGCGCCGGATCGCGGAGGAAGTAGGTCCGGTTCTCCTGCAAGTAGTGGAGGCCCTTGCTCCGGCATTCGCCCCGCTTGCCACGGCAATCGCTGATTTGGTAATTGCGGTCGCTCCGCTTTTGCCGCCGCTGGCGAAACTGTTGACACTGTTGGCGAACCTAGCTTCCGGCGCCATCAGCGTGCTTGCTGCCGAACTGGGACCGCTCATCGAGGTGCTATCTCAGGGGCTGCTGGCTGCTTTTGAGGAGCTGGCCCCGATCATCACTGAGCTAGCCCGGAATGCCCTGCCCCTCGCCGCGGAGGCGGGTGTTGCGCTGGCCCGTGCATTTGCACCGCTGATGCCAGTTCTGGTGGACCTCGCCCGGGCATTCGCTGAAGCCCTGATCCCGCTGCTGCCGCAGATCCAGTCAGCCTCTCTGGCGCTGATCCCGATCATCGTCGATCTGGTCGAGGCGTTCGTGGAACTCTACAGCTCTGGCCTCCGGGATCTGATCCCGTTGCTACCGCTGCTGGTGGGAGCGTTCGCGAAGCTCGCGCCGGTGATGCTGCAGGTCATGACGTTTGGGTTCCGGTTGTTGACGTTTTTCTTGCAGCTGTTTAGCCTGATGCGTCAACTGCCAGCTGCGATCGGTGGGTTCTTCAGCGCGATCGTGAGCGGTCTTGTCGGCGGCCTCAAAGCGGCATATGAATCCGTGCTGACAATTGGCGCAGTGTTGGTGAACTGGTTCTCGGCGCTCCCCGAGCGGATTATGGGCGCTCTCCGGCGGCTCCCCGGTCTAGCGACGGCGCTGTTCCGGAATTGGCTGGATACCATGGCAACAATTGTGGGAACAGCGGCCGGTCTGATCGTCGGCATATTCACCAAGTTGCCGGGCCGGATCATGGACGGCCTGAACGCGTTGCCCGGCTTCCTTCGGAATCTCTGGAACACCATCTGGGCCAATGCGAGGGCCCTCTTCATCGCCGGAGTGAATGCGGTCGTAACACTGACCCGGACGCTTCCCGGACGAGTCAGGAGCGCCCTCGCATCGCTCGGCTCGCAGATTGCCGCCGTCGCTCGGTCGGCGTGGTCCTCCTTCCGGAGCGCAGTCAGCTCTGGCATTTCCTCGGTCGTTGCGCTCGTCCGCGGAGTGCCCGGCCGGATCCGCTCCGCCTTGGGAAATGTCGGCGGGATGCTCTACTCGTCCGGCCGGGCCATCATCAACGGCCTTATCAGTGGCATTTCTTCCGGGGTCGGTCGGGTCATGGGAATCCTGCGGGATCTGGCGAATCGAGCGCGGGCGGCCTTTGACAACGCCTTGTCGATCTTCTCGCCGTCGCGGGTGTTCTTTGAGTCCGGTGTCAGTATCGATGAGGGCCTGATCCTGGGCATCAAGAAGAAGATGGGCGAGGTAGCCCGGATTGCGCAGACCCTAGCGCAGACTGTTATCAATCCCACCATATCGCTGCCGAATGCGAGCGGGATGGCGCTGGCCGGGATCTCGACTCTGCCGGCTGTTCGACAGGCCGTGGCCTCCAGCGAAGATCGCGGGGGCGAGTTCGGTCCTTACAGCCTGGAGATTGACCAGGGCGTCCTGCTTTCCTTTACCATTGACGCCATCACCGGGAATCCGCGAGTGGTGTCCAAGTCGGCCGCTGAAGGCGATCGCAAGGGCAGCTACATGGGATCAGGAAAGGCGGCATAAATGCCTCGTTCGGAACGGCAGGTGCCCGCGGTCTACTTCGGTAGGCCGGGGGCGTTCATCTCCCTGCCCTGGCCCCGCGGAGACCTCGACAAGCCTTTCACGCGTCAGGTGTACGATTTCCTCACCGGTTCAGGGAGTCACTTCATCTCCAAATCGCCGGATGGCGCGCGGACCGGTGTGGTGAACTGGAACGCGCTGCACCTCGACAACTTCAATCTGATCGACCAGTTCTGGACCGGAGCGAACGGCTCCGGGCCCTGGGCCTTTATCGATCCTTCGGTCCCGAATCTGCTACTGCCCAATCAGGCGAGTGCTACAGCGACAACCTACGACACGACCGGGTTCGCGACCTCCACCGGTGCAACGAATATGGGGACGCTGTTGTCTAACACCAGCCCCTCGTTCATTCGGCGTGCCGGCTCGCCGCGGAGCCTCCGCTGGCAGTTTACGGTGGGAGCTGCAGCGTCGCCTCAGCTGAATTTGGCGAGCCCGTACCGGAATTGGTACGGGATTCCCGCGGTCCCCGGGCTCCCATACACTTTCTCAGTCTGGGGGCGACCGGATTCGATCGTGGACACGGCCATCACGCTCTCCGCGCAGATGCTGTGGACGGATGCGGCTGGAGCGACGTTGAGCACGGCAACCTCTGGTAACATCAACATGAACTCCGGCTATGTCAAACTGACCGCCACCGGCACGGCTCCGGCGAACACCGCCTACATCCAGCCGGTCCTCGTGGCGGACGGGGCAACGATTACCACTGGTGCATCAATCTATCTGGATGAGATGATGCTGGAGCAGGATTCCGTTGCCAACACCTGGGCACCTGGGAATGGATGTCGTGCAGTGGAGATCACCTCGCTGGCCGACATCGTTCCGTTTGAGTCCCGGATGCGCCGGAACTGCACAATGGTCTATCAGGAGCTGGTGGCATGACCGCCCTAGATGATGCTTTGGCCTCTGGATCGATCGAGCCAGGGCCGCACCAGATCCGGGCATACTGGCGCGAGACGGATCGTGCAGACGACGACAACGAAAACGTCGATAGTCCAACAGATCTCACGCCGCAATTCACCGGAGCAATGACTCTGGCGCATTCGCTCTCGGATGGGCTGCCGGATCCTGTCACGGCCACGACCGGGCTGGATGCGAGCGGCATTGTATCGGCTGGACTGAACGGCCGTGAAGGTCTGGTCCTGGGATCGAGCGGATACCGGCCGTACGACGGAACCGCCCTGAGCTGGGACAGCGGGGCAGCCACGACGACTATCACCGCTCCAATCCCTTTCAGTTCAATCAGGGACGATTTTTGGCTTTGTGCAGTTCTGATCGATGACTCCACGGCAAGCTTGGGTCAGGTTGTGGATGACCCGAAAGACAGCTGGACTTTCCATGGCGTAATCGCCGATGGTGGAATGGCGATGTACGTTTATTCCAAGCGTCTCAACAAGTCTCACAATCCGCAGCTGCAGTTGACCTCAGATAAGCCGGTCGATTTCATGTCGCTGTCGATGGGATTCTGGGCAAGGAATCCGACCGGGATGGTGATGGATTATCGGGTCAATGACGTCACGTTGCTCGGCGAGGCTGCAAGCACCACAACGCATTCTGTAACCTCTAAACTCTCCAGTAAGGGCTATCAGATCGGATTCTGGGGCTCAGCTGCAGTGGGCGCCTGGACCGCAGGATCTGGATTGACACTGTTTGGGGATCCGGCGCTGAATGGACTCGTGGTGATGGGGGCCATCAGTCCGCTGCGCGATGCGGGGGTCTATACCCTTACGTCGACTCAGGTGGGAGCGAACGCCAACGTCTGTATGGCCGGGATCTCGATCGAGCCTTACGAGCGACCCCGCATGGACGCACGACAGTATTTCTCTCCCTTCAACACTGACTCTCCGATCGCTACATATGACCGGGACACGGCAGATGTTTTGGTGAGCTTGCGGATCCGTACGGCAACGGGGCCTTGGGACACAGCCGTCTTCAGCGGTGTAATGCAGGGGATCGCGCTCCGGGGCCGGCAGGCTGATATGGATGCCGTCAGCAAGCGCCGGATCCAGTTGAATCGCGCGGTCCCGCTCCCTATGGTTTCCGGGAGTCGGGAGAATTGCACCATTGATTGGGTTGCCACCTATCTGATGGCCCGCGGTAGCTCTTTTGTCGGCCCTGCGCCTAACAAATACACCCGTTACTGGGCGCCGTCTTACGGGTCGGTACACGCCCACTGGGACACACCTCTCGGCTACAACGCGGCATTCTATTCCATATCGTCACAGCCACTAGTTCGATTTTCGCAGCGTCCGCCCCAGGTGATAGAAGGGCCTTGGGCCACAGCAATGTTTGCTTCGCAGACGGCAGATCGGACCGAAGAGGCTTTGCTGCGACCGCAGTCCT